TATTAGTTTCTTCTTGTTTTTCTTGTTTAGCAATTTCTTCAGCTTCTAATCTTTCTTCTTCAATAATTCTTGCTCTTTCATCTTCCATTGTAAGAGTTTCAGGTGCTTTAAATTTATCTTCATCATTGCCTGTCCAAGTTTTATTAACATAATCCTGTACTTCTAAAATAAAATCTTTTCTCATTTTAGGAGTAACGTCTAAACCTTCAGCTTCCCATCTTGCTTCTTGTTCTTCAATTTCAAAATTTACATATCTTAAAACATCAGATTGTGCCGCTTGTTTAGTTCCTGTTCCATCATCACTTATTGTATAATTTTCGGCAACTGTTTTTAATATAATATCTTTTGTATTTACATAATGATGGTCAGTGTCATAAATAGGTGCGATTGCTCCATCATTGTATGATTTTTGAAATCTATCCCATCTTGTATTTGCTTTATCCCACATGTCGTGAGGCATGTTTTGTTCTACAAATGCTTTCATCATTTCTTTATGACTATCAAATTCACCCATAGAAATACTTAATAAAAAATCTTGTGAACCTTTATAATCTTTTATCATTCTACTTTTTGGGTCAGAATTAAAATATTCAGTAAAAGATTCTATTGTTCCTTTGTCCCCTTTACTTGCTATTTTAATTTTTTCTAATAACTCTTGTATTTGTAATGCAGATTTTGGTGTACCATCTTCGTTAGGTGTATATGCCTCAACCCATACAGCTTGTGTAGCTTTGGCTGTATTATATGCTTCATCTCTTCTTTCTTTTTGTATAACCGCATCTTTCTTTGCAGTAAGTGCCGCTTTTAATACATCTGTGTTTTGATTTTTTCTACTATTTAAAGAACCTAATTCTTGACCATTAGTACCTTTACCTAAATTTAAAGACATAATTTTTTCTGCTCTTTCTATATCTTCAATACTATCTGCTGTATCAATAATAGAAGCTACGTCTTGTCTTATAGCTTCCATAAGTTCTGCGTTAGTGTAAAATTTTGTTAGTTCTTTGTTGTCACTTGTACGAAGTGTAGTTCCAAAAGATTTCCATTCTTCTACATATCTTGTTTCTAAATCTTCATTAGGAATAACTGACAATACTTGTCTAACTTCATCAATTTTCTTTGCAGAAGCTAATTCACCTCTTTCTTTAGCATCTTTTAAATCTGCATCATTTTTCCAAACATTATAAAATGAACCAAATCCTGCCATAAAAGAACTATCTTGTCCTTCCATATCAGGTAAAAACTGTTTGCTAAAATCATTAAGATTATCTTTTGTAATATCGTAATCAGTTTCCATTGCTTTAGTCATTTGTTCAATAACTTCTGCCGCTTTTATTTTACCACTGTGAAACTGTGTAGTTGCATCAATGTATTTACCAGTTAAATCTGGGTGTTTACCTGCAAGTATCTCTCCTTGTATAGCTTCAAGAGTTTTACCTGATGCTTCTAATGCTTGTATCTTTTCTATTGCTTTATCTTTTTTATTATTAATTCTTAAATTTTCACCTATAGCAACTGATTGTGATGCACTGGCTAACGCTTTAGCTAGACCATCTGATGCTGACCCTGTTCTTACATATCCTGCGTTTGCCGCACCATAGTATTTGTTTGTTGCTTGTCTGTTATATTTTATAGCCATAATTATCCAGTTGTTTTCTTCGTATTCTTGTTATTTTCATTTTTTTGATAACCTTCGTAAGATGCACTTGCGACATCTATAATTAGTCCAGTTCTTGATGGCTCTATAGGAGGAGTTAAACTGTTATAAGTTTTTGATAAATTAGCGTAGGCTTCTGATTGTTGGTCTTGAAATGTTGTTAAATCTTTACTGTAATCTCTGTTAATAGTGTTCCAATCATCATCAAACATTGCACCGATTGATTGAACAATTTTTGTGCTATTTCCAAAACCTAAATTTAATGATTGTGCAATTTCGCCATCTCGTTCCTTTTTAGAAGAAATTTCTGCTATTACTTTTTCTCTATCGGCATTGACTTTTTCTCTGTCAATTTTAGTCATGTCATGTAAATATCCTTTATCGGCATTTCGTCTTGTAGTATTTTGGTCTCTTCTAATAGCTTTGTTTTCAGCTTTCTTATTCTGATACTGAACAACTGCTCCTGCTACCTGAAGTGCCGCTTGAACAGTACACATATTTATTTTACCTCTTTCATCATTAATAAAAATGGCATCTTACCGATACCGAAATCTCCTATTTTTTTCTTTGGTTCAAATCCTAAAAATTGTAACCATTTTAAACTTTTCCAATTTCTCTCATCTACAAAATTGTAGACGTACTCATAACCTTTACTCATATCATTTATCCATTTTGGACATTCTTGAATAAATTGTTTTGTATGTTTAAATAAAGTCTCACTAGACAATAACCAAACTACGCCATAACCTTTTTCTTTTGATGGGTTAGAACCAAACATACCAATCACACCTTCTGACTTTGTTCCAATAATAGAATAAATTTTTCCTTGTTGTGTAAAAGGTATTACTAAAGCCTCTAATGGTGATGCACCATCTGAAGCCATAATTTCTTGTCTGTCACCTTTTCTAATCTTTGGTGCTAACTCTAACGCATCTTTTAATTCTGCTTTTCTAACGTAATTTTCTTTCATTAAATCCTTCTTGCTCTATTGTGATAATAACCTTCAACTTCTGCACCTGCGATATACATAGGCAAGTGAGATGAAGATTTAATATTCAAAGTAAATTCTGTGTTTTGACATTGTACAGGTACTCTTAAAGTTCCTGTTGCTATAGCAGGTTGTCCTACCACTGACGTGGCTGTACCAATAACATAACCATTCATAATAGCTGTAGACGTATCTCTATTAGTAGGAGTAACTTCTACTTGGAAGAACCCACTGTTTTCAAAGTTAAATGATATGTTTCGTATTTGGTATCTACCTGAAGTTACTGCTACTAATCCTCTTCCAGTATTCTCTCTTACATACTGTGTAGACATTGTGTATTTACTTTCGTATGGAACACCAATGTATAATGCTGTGTGGTCTCCTGCGATTGTATATGTTGAACCTGTTGTATTTGTTGCTGTGTAGTTATTACCATTAGTTCTATCTACTGCAATCAATCCAGTCTTTGCACCATAAGGTGATGTAAACGTAGTTAAATCTGTTGCCGCATCATACGTTCCTGTAACTGAAGTTTTAAGGTCAAGATAAACTCCATGACCTATTGTTGTATCTTTTAAATTTCTTAAATCTATTTTTAATAATTTTGTAGTAGTTCCCTCTGACGCTAATACATAAATAAAACTTTCTAATGACATAGCACCAATAATCTTAACACCTTTAAATTCCCATTTAGACCATGCGTTCTGTACCTTCTCACCACCATCAAAGAAATACTTATAGATATACATTGTGTTAGCGTATGTTGTAGACACTGTGCCACTATAAGGTGCTGTTTGACTATCCCCTGTGTCTGAAACTAGAAATATTAATGTATCTTCTGTAGTATTACTTATAATTTGATGACAGTTAGTAGGTATTAAATTTCCCACTGATACTGTAATATCCATACCATCATTAGTAAGTGTATCATCATCAGCAAAATATTCTCTTATTGCTGTATTGTTTGTTCTTGCTTGTGCAAAATATGCAAACTTACCTGCTGATACTGGTGTTACTTTATCATCATGTTCAAATGAAGATACTTCATTAAGTATAGCTGTTGTAGGTGATATACTTTCACCTGAACTATCTAATTTATATTGTGCGGTATCAGAAAATAATAATAAACTTTCATTAAATCCTACAGAGTTTTTAAGTGTGTTAACCTGTGTACCTGAAGCCGCAATATCAATAGGGTCAGTGTCTAATACTTGTGTAGAGGTTGTTGCAAAGTAATTAAAGAAAGAAGCATTTTCTGTTAATACTAAATTCTCTCCTGATAAGATACCTAATCTGTTTTTATAAAATGTAAGGTTATTAATTTTTTTACCAACAAAAGTTGGGTCAGGGTTAGTTTCACTATCTCCACATACTCTGTCTGTCCAATCTAATTGTTGAAAAGTAAATGTACCATTATTGTTATTAATCAATGCGTGTGGCATTGTAGAATTATCTACGCCTACAGAAGTTGCAGGTGCTATAGTTTCATTCCATACTCCAGACTTACCAGAAAAGTTAACATAGTAATCAGATAATGTATCACCTTCTTCTCCAGTAATTTTTATAATTACACCTGTTTTTCCATAAAAAGGTAACTTACTAAAATCTTGTATTTCATCTCTAATAGAATACATGGCTGTGTTACCAGAACCATCAGAAGTAGTTATAGTATAGTTAGCATTCTGGTCTGTTGGTTTTCCATAAATTACACTGTCGTATGCTTCAAATGTAAAATAAGAAGTAAAACCAGAATAGTTTGCTAAACCTTGTGTAGTAGATACAGAAGCATTAGTGTCAGTTCTAACTACTTTAAATCCAATACCATTAGCCGCACTATCCCAGTGTGTACTTGATGTTCCATATAAAAGTATATCAGTAATTTTGTTTGTATCTCTAAATTTTGCATCAGTAGAAGCATCATTACCTGAAGGTAACTGAAAAACTACTTCTAGTTCTTGTGCCATTGATGGGTGTTTCAACGCAACTTTGTATTCTCTACCATAGTTTGTTAATTTACAAACAATTAAAAACTCTTCTACTTTAGCCGCAGACGTTGTACTGTCAGCCGCTACTGTTGTTGCTGTGTTAGCAATGAATGTATAATCAGCAATATTAACTAGCTTAAAATTTTCTCTAGGGTTTGTTGAAGTTAGATAACTTGAACCACTTGCAACTGTAACTGTCTTTTCATTACCTTGTAAATCAAATACTTTGATACCACCATTATATAAAGCTACAATGTATTGATTATCAGCATCTCTTTGTATTTGCCAAAATTTTGTTTTGTTAGAATAAATATTACTACTGTCTAATGTTGCTACAAAATCTAAAGGAGGTCTTTTAGATAAACCATCTACTAAACCATTTTGAAAATTTATTTGGTCTTCTCCCTGATTGATACCTCTTTGTGTTGGTGTCTGTTGGGACATACCATTTAAGAAGTTAGGAATAGATTGTGAAACAACACTTCCCATAATTAGTAATGCCTTCTAGTGGGTCTGTGAATTATAGAGAATGTATTGCTATCACCTTCAAGCATATTAATGTCACTCTCTTGGCTATCTGCTTGATGAAATGCCATAAGAGCTTCATTCTCATCTTGACCAATTAATTGTGTAATTTCTTTATCACCTATAAATCTAGCCGCAAATCTTCTTGCCGCTTTTAATGTAATATATTGTCTTGCGTATTCTGGTAAATCATTAAACTGTTGTACTAAAACTAAATCAACAGATTTAGGTGCTGTAGTAAATACGTCTGTATGGTTTTCCATATCGTATAAATAGCCACTTCTAATAGTGTAATTTAGGTGTCTGAATTGAGAGTTTGCGTCAGCCTTTACGCAGTTTGAAGGTAGGGGTACTTTGCTGTCACTGTCTAAAGATAGTGATTTATAATTTGTATGTGTGTTAAAATTCCACCCTTGTGATTGGATAGACATAGATGTTTCATTAAGAATATTTTTTGCTGTACTTACATCAACTGTAGTAGTTCCAGTAATACTGTTCACTGGTGCTTCTCCGATTGTAGAGAGCATTATATTTACAGCTTGTAATTCGCTAGTAGGTGTAATCTGTGTAGTCATCTATCCTTTGTGTTAAATTTTGTGTGAAAACACTGGGCGGATTGTCAGTGTTAATCTCCGCCCAATGTAAGTAAAGAGGGACTATGCCGCTTCTTTAATTCCGACTGCCGCTTCTGGTCTTAATACACCATGACCCATGCTGTATTTAGCTACCATTAACGTACCTTGTCTTCTGATGTCGTATTCTTTCTCGACAGCAAGGTCGAGTAATTTCACTGTGCCAACGGCACTTGGGTGTGAAACTAAAGCAACAAAGTTTGCTAGGTTAACTGCTTGAGGAGTTGACCCACCATTAGTTGCTGAACCTGCGTCTGCACCTGAAGTAACATTAGAAGATACAAAATGAGGAACTGGTACTAATTCAATTCCTGCAATTTTTGCAACTTTTCCTGATGCAACACCACCATTAGCACCACCACTGAAGTCAACATTGACTGCATTAGTAGCATTCGCTAATTTGTAGTATTCTTCAAGTCTCATAAAGCATTTTCTGCCTTCTGAAGGAACGTAGTTTGCATCAAGTTCTTTAGCCGCCGCAAAGATAGCATCTATCATTGCATTAGCCGCAGTAGCATCTGTAGAAGATGCGATACCTGTGTTTACTACGTTAGTTGTAGCGTCTCCACCAGTTACGTTTGCACTAGCTAGAGTTGCTTGACCAATAGTTTGTAAGATATGCTTATCTTTTTGGAAAGATAATGCTCTACCCATTTCAGTAGAGTACGCACTTCTTACGTCCCAATGGTTTTTTGCTTCTTCGATATTCGATACGAATACTGAAGATATTAAAAGGTCATTAATTGTAATAACCTTTTCGTTTGAGTTAACCGCAGAACCTAATATTTCAGCTCCAACTGCGTGATACTCCGCACCTATTCTTCCCATTACTGGAAAAGATGCAGATTTGCCGTTACTGATACTTCTTACCATATCAGCACCTTGTGTTTTTGAAGCTCTGTCAAATGAAGTAATTACTTCACCTGCGAATACTTTTAAAAACAGGGCATCATCACGAGTAGAACCACTATTAGCATTTCCGAATTTAACTGGATTTGCGTTTGACATGTGATTGTCTCCTTTTTTGATGTTAGTTTATAAAAGCCTCTTCAATAAAGTTATTTAGTCAAGATTGTCCTCCGCAGAGGGTCAAGTTATTTGGCTAAATTAAAGTTGGCAGTTGCCACGCATAAGCGTTGCACAACTATGTTAGCAATCCCACTTTCGAAGTGCTAATGCTTTTCTTGTAGGTCTGCCTTTAGCGTCAGTCATTCTACCTTTAACTCCTGACATTCTCGCACAAAATGATTTACGTCTACTACTTGTTTTACTTTTAGTAGGTGCTTTTAAATTGTGACCTTTGGTTTTAAAGAAAGCCCTTCCTCTAGCATTTAAGCCACCAGAAGGACTTTGATATTTTTTAGCAACCATTATGCTTTCGCAGTTTTAGCGGCACGTTTGAATTGTTTAGCAGTAGGTCTTCCTTTAGTACCTGCTGTTCGCATCTTTTCACCTGAACCTGCCTTAATTCTAGCACGTTTCTTATGAATGTTGGCGTATAATCCGTTCTTTGCCATTATGCTTTTTTCTTCTTATTCATTATTTTTGCTTTTAAAGCGGCAGGTAATCTTTTCTGTCCACCTTTTAATACTTTACTTGGTTTCTTTGGTTTCTT